TTCTTAGCCATGAGAATTATACGGTCACACCACTTCTCAAACTGTACTTCAATGGGAGCCATCTCTTCATTGATAAATACCAATTTTTCCTCACCCTCAACAGGAGTTGGCATTTCAACAAACACGCTGTCTGTGTGACCATAGAGAGTCTTGAAGCCCTCTTTTTCTGCCTCTTCTTTCAGTTTGTCTAAGGTTTGTCGAGAGGTATAGGTAATAGCCGCCGCAATTTTAGGATGGTACATACCATACTTGGTGTCTCCCGCAACCCCATACATAGAAGCCACAAGGGACTTACAAGCATACTGCATAGCATCCCATCGAGCATCGGGTTCCCTTTGCAACAACTCTTTGTAGTAATTTCTAAGTTCGGTCATCTTATCCATCAGCCGTACAAGCAAACCTTTTTCTCCTATCTTGAAATATGTTCCGTTGCCACAGTCTGCGAAATCATTCACATCGGACAAAGCCCCTAAGTAAAGGTCGTGCTTATCCGTAATTTCTTTAGTGAGGGGGTCTATTTCATACAAGGTTTCCCATGAGATATTGTGTAAGGCAGCGTTGCTGTGATACATCGCCTTAACGTCAAGGATGCCTACATTCTCATAAACTCCCGGCTTAACTTCCATGACATCTGCGCCCTCATAATCCACTTTATCGAACTGTGGTGTGGTGGGAATACGCCCAGTGAACCATGTGTCCTGCGCCACAAGGCTACTGAACATCCGTGTGATAAAAGGGGTTGCTTTAATGTCACATTGAACAAGGTGTTGTAAGGATAGATAGTGGTCTATCGCATTTACTTTTGCCGCAAGTTTAGGTAGCAAAAGAACATCGGTGACGGCATAATCCAAGTAAGTTGAAAGGTCGGTGTGATAGGTGTTGTGTCCATCAGGTAGAGGGACTTTTCCTTTTCCTAGCACCTCCTGTGCCACATCATCTAGTTTGTAGCCGGGGAGTTTTCCATTCTTCAACTCCCATAACTTCGAGAATGCTGGCATTAAGTCAATGCACATACGACCAACAATGGGTTGCGCCCAGTCACCGAACCCGTATCGAACTCGATTATAGGGAGAGAAACCGGACGGATTAAGGTTGTTCTTATTGCACCGTTCAAACAACGTCTTGATGTCTGCGCCTGTGACATACCATCCAGTAATCACATCGGGGTCTTGGCGGTCCATGAATTTCATAAACTCAAACAACATCGAACTCTCATTGGGATATTCAATGAAGGTAATATCTCCGTTTGTCAATTGATGTAATATTTCTTCACCTGCATGACGATTACCGGGTGTTGTATTAGAACCTATGTCCCATTCCCATTTGGTGTTGATATACAGACAGTATAATTTTTCCTCGAATGTGTCATAGAAAGTTATTACTCTCATGGCATTAGTAGTTGGGTTCCACTCGCAATCTAAGTACCACACTCGGTGCTTATAGTTCTTGATAGGAGTCTCACCCTGCAATAATCTATCAACTAGAACTCGATTGACGAATGGAATGTTTGCTTCCCACGTTTGTAGGTTATGGCTATCAGCCTGTTCTTTGATGTCTCTAATTTGTGATGGGTCGGCGGCAACCAACTTCGTTAAGTCCTCTCCGTACAGTCCCTTGTAGCCGTCTTCTTTCTTGACGGCAGTAAAAAGTTCATGGTGTTCGGTTTCGACAAAACAGTAAGGCCAGTAGTCAGTTTCTTTTACCACCTTTCTATCGCCCTTCTCGTCACGATACCTAATATGGACATCACGCCCGCGACCACGCTCGACAATCATCTTACTTGCCTCGGATTCGTCCTCTTCTGCGTGTTATTATTTCGTGTTTGTTGAGCCAAGTATTAATTGTGGTCGGGCTTACGCCGCACATATTGGCTATCTCAGCCATACTAAGAGATTCTTCTATATATTTATTATGCAACCACAATTTGTTCTTGTACTTGTTGTGTACTACAACATTTCTAGTATAACCACATTCTTCACAAGTGTACTTCTCTATCATTTGTCCACCACCGAGTTCTGATAAATGAAATCTCCGTCACCTAACGAGAGGATTAAACCCCACTCTCCATTTTGACCGGGCCTTTCTTCTCGCCAATCTAAGAAATGAAGGGTCACATCGCCTGTAGCCAACTTCATAGTCTCCTCAAGACCTCCCTCAAATGAAGCCTTAAATCCACGGTGATAGGTTCCATCATGTAGTTTCGGACTAATTGTGGTTTTCGTTCGTCCTTTCAAATCCTTTCCGGTCACAACATGAACTCCATAACCATCCACAATGAAGGTGTATCGTCCACTTTTCTGTGAGTTCATTCCGTCACAACGAAGTGCCTCAAATAAATCGGTTGTATCAATTTCATGTGCGGTGAAAAACGCCTCTTTAAAGTTCTTGTCTTTATCTTCCATAAAGTACGTTCCGTCTATTGGGTTTATCTTTACTGCTATTGCGATGGACTTTTCATGCCACTCCTTGATTGTATCAGGACTACTAGCATACGCCAATGCGTTAGGATGTGTCGCAAGCGTCGTTTGTTTCTTGCCCGAAGTGATTTTAGTTTTACCATCATTATACGAGATGGTCAAGTTTTTCCCATGATATTTCAGCACTCCTAAGAAGGCGTCTATACTAGGAATGATGTAAGATGTAGGGTGATATTCATGATGGTAGGATTGACTAAAGTGAGAAACGCTCGTCACTCCGTCTTTGACGAGAGAAGTGACACTTAACTTTTCCCCATCTGCGTGTAAGACACAGGACTCCACCTGTGATTTACTTTTACCGTTAAGTGTCTGCTTCCTTTGTACTAAACGAAGTAGGGTTATTAGTCTGTCCTTCTCAAGTGTCAGCGTTGTCATCCGGTTCATCCTCTTCAATTTCCTCGTCCTTAGTTGGGCGTAGGAAGGGGAGGCCGAACCACTCCGCCTGTCCACTCTTAACAGATAGAATGGTGTGGGTACTGCCCACAAACTCAATGTAGTTTCCTTTCATCTCTTCAATGGTGGCCTTAACACACCATTCGCCGGCCTTGAGTGCCCTATCACCCTTCACACCAGCAGCCATGTCAGCCTTCATCATGTATCGAGCCAAGAACACCTGTTGTGTAAAGCGCCTCATGGTTCCCTTTTCCCAGTCGGGCCTTTCCCCAACGGTCATAAGAACCTTCTTACCGCTTCCGTCATCCATCCACTCCTTAACAGCCGTTAAGTGAAACGTGTTGTATATCTTACTTACAGGAAGGGCGTGAAGTCTATCAAGAACATCTCGGTTCATCTTGTTGCGCTCGCGCCACTCCTTTTGGTTGAAGTTATCATCCTCATGCTCGATAATACCCTTCGCTAAGAGTGACTTTCGCATAGCGAACTCACACCACTTGAGGAAGGTTGAACCCCCATCGAAGATAATCCCTCCGACATCTTCACCGTTCTTTACATTCTCGGCAATATCATTGATGAAGAACTTAGTCTTTTCAATGAGTTGGAAGTGATTAATCGTGTTATTCTCAAAGAAGATGGAATCATCCATCTCATCTAAGATGGGAAGAACGATAATATTCTCAGCACCGGGGTACAAATGCTCTAACGTAGCCTTTGCTGAGTTATCCACATCGAAAACATAGATAGGCAACCCTTTCATAATCTCATCGTGGAGAAGCCATGCGGCCAGCCCTGTCTTGCAAGTGTTTTCGTGTCCTACAAGAGCGAAACGACCCTCGTTATGAGCCGCCCTTTGGGTGTTGAATAGGTTGCGATAGTAAGCCCTGTCGTACACAATCTTAGGTACGGCTTCTGCCTTTGGCGCCGAGTCCTTAACTTGTGACGTTGCACCCCATCCACTAGCCATCAGTTAAACCCCTCCTCAGTTGTTATCATAGCCTCGATTTCATCGTAGGCCCACCAACCCCCTATACTGAGTCGTTGTTCATCCTCTTGACTACGCCATGTCTGTCCGACGACTAGACACTTAGTACCAACAGCAAAGTTCACTCGTTCTGCTTGGTCTGCCGAAACATACACATCCACGGTCGCTGCGGTGGAAGCCATGTCAAGGTCAGCGCAAACAAGTACCATACCACCGTTATCACGCGGGTCAATATGGATGACCTCGGTGGGCACAGCGATAATCTTATCCCACCAACCGTCTTTGCCATTGAACTCGTCGTAGTATGCTCGCATCGCATCGAGGCTATCGAGCATATCAATTGGGATGTCGCCACTCAGTAGTGAGAGGGGGTCGCCCGGATAGTTGTCAGCAAGTGTTGGGTCTATGGTGAATACCGATACATTGGGCCTCGCGTAAGCGTTGTTGTTCTTTCCCTCCTTTAGAGGGATGGTTCCAGTCACAAAGGTTGGGTGCTGAACATCAGCCGCATTTCCTTGTGCCTTGACGGTGATTAGTTTCATGTCAGTAGTTAGGAATAATGAACTGCGCTCCCTCTCATCCTGTGGTCGTGGTCGCCCGAACTTGAAGTTAGCATCACCACTTGGGAATGTAGCGTTGTTCTTATCCCACACAACATAGAAGTGTGTGTTCTCATCTAACTGCATAGTATGACGGGGTAGTTCTGAGACATCAGACATACCACCGAAGTCATCCCTCGCTTGACGGTGATAGGTTCCATCATGGTTGTTTTCGTAAAGCACAACAGCGCCACTATCCACAAGCACACTCTTCGCCTCTTCGGTGATGTTGCGTAGTTGTTTGCTCATCTTGTTGTATAGAATCTTTCCCCACTCCTTCGGGCGGGGGCTGTG